GACTTGACCATCACTATGTAATTTTTCCATCTCATCTTTTGTAAATGTTACTGTGTGTTCAGTTACTTGGTGTTTTTTTACAGCATCTTCTAATGTAGGAAGAGCTTCACCAAACTTTCTATCCCAAACGTTTTCACTCAATAAATTTTTTAATTTTAACATATTATTTTACCCTTTTAGTGAGTTTAAAAACATCTTTCATAAATGTAGTTACGTGTTTTTTATAGGATACTTTTAACTCTTTTGCTAATTTAACATTTTCTGGTCTAGCATCTTTTAAGTATATCTGTTCTAACTTCATCATTCTATCACGAAGTTTTGCTTCAGCTTTGACTATTTGTTGAATTTCTTTTTGAGCTTTAACTTTTTCGTCTGGACCTTCAGACACTACTTCCCCGTTAACACTACACCCACAAGATGTTGTTTCATTACACCCACAATCATTGTGTTGTTCTATAACAGATGATAATGTTGGTAGTGGTTCTCCAAATTTTCTATCCCAAACATTTTCACTAAGCATATCTTTTAATTTTATCACGTGTTTTTCCTTTTAAATTGTTTTAACTTAACATCTAGTTCAATCACGTATTTTTTATACATTGATTGTAGTTCTTTTACTTGTTTTTTATAATCAGCGTCACCATCTTTTGTATCTTGAGCTAAATCTTTAATTAACATCTTAAATGTTCGTTTAACACCTTCAATGTTTCTTTCTATATTTTTAAAATAAGAATCAAATCCAGCAAACCCCATCTTAATTTTATCTTCTGAAAGTCTTAGAGTTGTATCATCAGAAAGTCTCCAATCTTTCCACTTATCCATCATATTTTTATAATTAGCCATTATTAACCTCTCATAATATCGTTAATTATTGATTCTACCTTACAATAATCACCACAGGTTCTACCTACTGGTTGATTTTTATCTACAGATTCATTTACACCAGCTGGATACATAAAAGCTCCATGTGTAGATGGATTGGAAACGAAATCAAAAGCTATAAGTTCAAAATCTGGTTGAACTTGGGTTACTTGGTCACCATTAGATTCACTAACAGTTTCTACTGAACCCATACCTCTTGAAGAGATACCTAACTTAATACCCGCTTTAAATAATTCTTTTAATATATTACCACTTGGTGTACCTAGTACTTCAACTGTACCTAGTAAGTTATCACCTTCCCAATTCATTTCTTTAATATTATGGGATACATTTTGTAAGTTAACTACTGAACTTTCTGGATGGTCAAGTTCTCCCATAGCTCTTCTTTGTGATATAAATTCTTTTGTGTACTTTTTAGCTTCACGTTGTAAAATCTCACGTGGATATACTCTACCATTTTGATTTTTAGCTTCAGCTCGTTGTAAGACACCACGAACAATTAGTTTTCCATCATTTTCTTTGATAGATTCAGTAATATGTTCTGGTTTTATTTCAAATGGTAAGTAATCTACTATTAAGTTCTTCACATTTAACTCCGTGTTTTAATTATTTCGTTCTTTAAATTTTCTAATCTTTTAATCCACCGATTAATAAAATTTATCGTTTCTATTTTATTTGGCTCTTCACCTTTTACTTTGGTCTCTTCTATAAGCCAACGGCGTTTTAAGTTAGATAGACTTAACAATCTACCTAAAAAGTTAAGTCCATCTTTATTCCAAGATGGGTTCATTGTAAGATTAGTAAAGTTGACCGACTTTATTTGCTAGTTTTACTAATCTTTCACTAATTTTTTTCATTGCATTGTGAGTATTTTTCCAATAGGATGTAGAATCAACCCCTACTTCGTTTTTAAATCTCACATTCATTTTAACAATTTTATCTAATTCAGTTAACTTATCTCGAACTTCTCTCATTGACATACCAATTTTTTGTTTTGGAGTTAGAGACTCGTCATTTCTGTAATCGTGGTATTTACCTTCAGTTACATTTTCAAGTTTCTTATCAACTTGTTTTGCTTTAGAAGCACCGACTCTGTTTACACTTACGATTCCCTTACGACCACCTTTAAGTGCTTTAGCTACTTTCATCAGAGCTTCACCCTTAGAACCAGCATCAACTATAACACTACCCATCTCAGTTTTTACGTGAAATTTTGCTTCAGTTACAGAATCATCATCGTCATCTTTTTTCTTTTTCTTAAATGCATACGGTGTTTGTGGAGGCCCTTCACCACCGTCAAGATTACCAGTTACAGATGCTTCTTCTATTTCTTTTTTAATTAACTCTCTTACTAGAGCTTCTAATTTTTTAAGAGGTGTGGACATTTTTTATCTCCTTAACTAATTCATAATATCTCATTAGTGTTAGAACCTGTTTTTCGTTAACTATCTTACCCTTTGTCATATTATCCATTTGATTAACAGCTTCTGTTAATTTTATTTTAGTAATGGTATCATTAACATTTGGTAAATGTTTTTTTAATTCTTTTTTAATTTTAGATGATTCAACATCAACATACTCTCTTAAAGAATTTGTGTTACTTACATTATTAATATAATGTTTAAGTAAACTTTTTTGTGATTCATTAAGTGATTTATATTTTTTATTAAATTTATCAACAAGTATTTGATATGCAAGCAATCTTAAATCTTTATCTGATTTATTATATTCTTTTAATACTTGTGATTTAGCCTCTTCTGAACTAATATTCTTACTTGTAATGTGTTCTAAAACAGTAAATTTAGCATTTATAGTTTGTTCCGGGTTAAATGTTTCATCTATAGTTTCTGCTTGAAATACGTTATAAATAGAAGCTAAAAGTTTATAGTTGGAAATACGACCATTGAAAAAGTCTTCAGAGTTATAATTTTCTTTTATTTCTTTAATTAAATTATATTTTTCATTACGTAGTTTTGAATTACTTAACTTATGCCTTGATTTTAACACCATATTCATTAAATCACTAGCTCTATTCTCAGATTCATAATGTTTTTCTGATAGTAGACGATACAATTGGAGTTCTTTGCCCAATTCTGTATCTTCGTTAAAATATTTTTTTACAATTTTAACTGATTTTGTACTTTTTCCAGCTAATACATCAGCTGTTATCTGTCTTGTTAATAATTCAAAAAGAATACTCGTATTCTTTATTTTAGAATGCTTTAATTTCCGAGTCATTACAAAATACTCCAATATTTAATTATATTTACTCATAAATAAATATAAAGTTACACAATAATTAATCATTTGATGTATCTTTAGTTAAAGAAGTTAACTCATTGTTATACTCTTCTTCAAGTTCAGATGTTTCATTTATAATTTTTGCATCAGTTTTACCAAATTTCATTGATTTTTTCAATTTATCATAGTGTGATAGAGCTAATGGTTTGCCATATTTAGGGGCACCACTTCCACCTTTTTTCATATCGTGAGCTCCAAGAGGGTCTCTACCTCTTGCACCACTATCTTTTCCATATTTATTTGCTTCTTTAGGACGACCAGCTCCTTCAAATCCACCCTCAGGTGAACCACCTTCACCATCAAATACTGAACCTGCTATATCATCATCTCCTGATTCATCGTCACCTGCAGCCGTCATATCACTTGGTGTACCAATTGAATCTCCACTTTTTTGTGGGTCGTTGCCTTCGCTCTCAATCTGAGATCGTCTAAATTTTTGTTTATAATCTTCTACAATTTGTTTATCTACATCTTTTATTTCATCATCAGTAAATTTAAATATATTTTTATAAATCCACTCCGTAGAAACCAATCCATCTTGTAACATAGACGAAGCAAGTGAAGTTTTATTATTCCACAACTCTACTTTTTCTTGTTCATATATTGTAGATGGGTTAGTTAAATCTAATTCAAAATTTACTAAATCTGAATCTGTGTACCCTTGTGCATATAAATGAACAATAGCAATCTTAGTTAACTCTGAAAGAGTTATTCTTTGTATTCTTTCGATAGTTCTTGCAAATCTTACATCTTCAGCAGCTAAAGTAGCTTTTGAACCAACAGATTCATCAAATCCCAAGAACGCTTTAGGGATTCTTAATGAAGATAATAATTTATTTTTTAAATATTCAATATCTTCTGTAGCTTCATAAGTTAAACCTGGAAGTGAGTCTATACCAGTTCCACTATCACCACCTCTAACTGGTAAGAAAAAATCTTCAGTTATGTTTTGCATATTATACTTTAAGTTATAATCACCCGTAGTCTCATCAACAACAGGTGCTTTTTTCATTTTGTTAATAACTTGTTGCATATAGTTGTCAACTTCGGCGGGTGGAATATTACCAATGTCTAATTTAAATATTCTCTTCTCTGGTGCTCTCATAATACGATGTATTAACATAGCATCTTCCATAAGAGTTAACTGTTTATAAATCTTACGAGCACCTTCAATTTGTGATTTACCATAAGGAAGATAATTAGAATCAGAAAGTAATCTGAAGTGAGCTACTTCATAGTTTTCTAATTCTTCTCTTGTAGCGGATGTTTCAGATTTATATCTATGTTCAGATGTAGCTGCTTCAATTAAAAATTTAACATACTCTGGATTCTCAGGATCTAATCCTTCCATTCTTGAAACATCATAAACTGAAAGTGGGACTACATTAGTAATACCATATTTTTCATCAATTTCTAATTTTAAAAAGAAATCACCATACTTACACATATTACGAACCCACGGCCATAAATTAAATTCTATGTTTAGTATATCGTAAAATAGGTTGTGTAATATTTCTTTAACTTGACTATTATCAGTTTTTATTTCTAAAACATCACCATACTCTGATTTCATAGTAGATTCATCAGCATATATGTCAAGTGCTGATGAAAGTATAGCATCAGTATCCATAGACTCATAATCTTTAAATAGATTTAGTCTCATTGATTTTGATAACAACGCATCTGAATACCCACTTAGCCCTGCACCAGTAAATATTTTTTGATATCTGTCAACAAGGTTGTTTTTTGATATTGATTGCGTACGACTTGTATCGGCAACTTTTAATCGTTTACCTCCGACATTGCGTACAATTACATTTGTACTAAATAATCTTTGTAGTCTACTAAATAAGCTTGTATCAGCCATTTTATACCTCTTTAATTAAGTAACCAATCCAATGATTCTTGTTCTTTACCTGTATTCATAGTCCAAGACTCATTTTGGTTATTTTTTGGTGTATAAACACCTTGATTTGATGTTATACTATTCATTGCTTTTTTCTGTAATGATATTCCTTCAGCTCTCAATCTAAGAGCTGTTTCTCGTATCCATAATCCCATAGCAAAAGACATTACCAAGTCATCATTATATCCACTCATCGCTTCTGCCCTACTACCATTATATATAAATACGAACAATTCATCTATTAATCTTTGTGAATGAACTGTTACTAATTTTTCTCTAAAAAATTCTTCTAACTTAGACACAACTAATGGTCTTGTCTTAGAAGTTAATGTAAATCCTGGTATAAGTTGTTGTTCAGTTTTATTAATTTTATTATTAATTTGTCTGTGTACATCAACTACCTGTAAATCTTTACTCATATAAAATAGGTTTTCATATTCCCTATCAATCACTTGTTGGATTGTAGCCCAACCAATGTTGTTATTCTCAATAACAAGTAATGCATTATTATATTCAGTAGAAATATTAACTAACATATTACCATAATCTCTTGTAGATATTCTACCTTTATATTCAGCTACTTGTTCTAAACTTTCTACTTCTAAAATATGAAATGCAGAATAGTCTGTTGCATCTCCTCTACTAACGTCAGCACACACCACATAATCTTTTGTGTAATTTGCTGGCTCCCATATCCAAATATTTGAATCAATACCACGTTTTTCCATTGGTTCTTTAACTTGTGTATTTCTATACTCTTCCAAAATTGCACCATCTACTACCGATTGACCAGAAGTGATAAAGTCACAATCACATTCTTGAGCTGCAAGAGATGGTCCTAATAACCCATCTTGTTCATCTCTCCACTCTTGTTCTCTATCAGGATGTACCGTCCAATGAAGTCTAATAAAATTAAAATCATTCAACCCATCTTCAGCATCCATCCAAGTTCTGTGAAACCAATTACCAACACCATTTGGTGTAGAAAGTGCTATACATTGTCCACCAGTTGAGAGAGTCTGTGATGCAGCTGCCCATATACTATCAATCCTATCAATAAATGCTGCTTCATCAAGTATTAGTAATGACAGTGCTTCTGAACGACCACTATCTTCACCACTTGATACAGCTTTTATTTGAGAACCATTTTTGTATCTCAAACTTAATTTATTATCCTCAACACATTTTTGTTTTAACCAACTTGGTAGATTAGCGTGCATTACACGAACCTTTGTTACCAAGTTTTTTGCTACTTCTTGTTTAGTAGCAATCACCAAAATATTTTTATCTTGATGAAAAGTCATCATCCACAAAGAATACCCAGCAGTTAAAGTACTAATACCTAACTGACGAGCTTTTAGAATAATGTTAAATCTACTCTGTACAAAATCCTCTATAGTTTTTTCTTGAAAATCATACAAATGAAATGGTATTTTACCTTTTATTGGATGTTGTATTAAACAATACTTTTTCAAAAAATAAACCGGGTCTGCCGCACATTTTACATACTCTTGTTTTATTACGTCTTTGAGTTGTCCTTGTGAATTACGCTTCATACTAATATATTACGTGTATAGTTCCACTTCCACTTATTCGTCTTACACCTATTTCATATAACTCTTTAGTATTTAAAATACTAGCGGCTATACTATCACCTTCAGTTGGTGTAATGACTGTATTTCCAGCAGTTTGTATTATAAAACCAGCTGAATTATCATTTGAACCAGTCAAATGTAGTTGTGGTACAGAACCATTGGTATTTCCAGTAAATGTTACAATTCTACTGAATCTAGCCGAATCTTGTGTTGTAGCTACAGTACGTTCTGAAGTACCTGATTGGTCTGTTCTACCATTTGTACCACTTGTTAAAGTTGCCATCTATTTTCTCCTTAATCTAAAATTATTGTTGTCCTGTATATAAATATGTTATAATAAAGAATCTTCTATTTTTTGAAGGTGTTCTAACGCTTCATCAGTTTGTTCTTTAAGTTTTTTAAAATTAGTATTCCACTTTTCTTTATTAAGAGTGTGACCATCTGGGTGAACTTGATTATATATTTCTGGTTCTTTTTGATTTTTAAATTCTTTTAATTGTTGTTTTTGTTCTTGTATCCAAGATAGTTTATTTGCAATTATTTTTTGTTGAGACCAGTTATCATATTCACCACTTACTCTTAATTTATTTTCTACCTCTACCTGACATTCAAAACAATGTTGATAAAGATACCACATTTTTTCGTCCAAACGTTTTTTCATAATTTTTGTACATTTTTCACAAAACCAAGGCATTCTAGCACCTTTTGTAGCTTCTAATTTCTCATCAATTCTTTTTTGTTCAGTTTCTCTTTCTAATTTCATTTTTTCTTGAAATTCTTTATCTACTTTACTGACAATTATTCTTTTTTCTGGTGTTTCACCTCGTAAAATTGACCTCATCGCTTTGTTTTGTCTTACACTTTCTCTACTTCTTGCCATTATAACTCCTTTTAAAAATTTAATAACCCTAAAATTTGATTGACTGGGGCAAAAGCACCAGTAAACTTATATGTTTTACCTTTGTATTTAAATACAATTCCTTCTGATGGAACTATGGATGATAATCCACCAATCTTTTCTAATTTATCTAATTGTAACTTTAATGTTTGTATCTTTTTTATATCTTTACCACGTTTAACTGTTTTGATTGCCGCAATTACATCTTTTCTTATTTTCTGTACAGCTTTATCTGGTGATGCAGCTAAGTAACCACTAATGTTTTTTAATATTTCAGCACCAACATCAAAGAATAATACTTCAAATGGTTTCATATTTTGTTTTACCCATTTTGAATGGTCATTTTTATCAAATGATATAACCCAATCTAAAAACTTTTTATTTTTAATATCTTTTTTTATTGTCGGTATCTTATATGACTTATCAAAGAAAGCCCATCTCTTAGTTAAATCAACTAAAATTTTATTTGGTATCTTATAATTATACTGTATAGATGCATTAAAAATAAA